AGAGGAACATTTCGAGGCCGACGATGAGGTTCATGTCTGCCGGGTCGGAGCTAGCGGCAACGGTTTGCAGCGACCCGTCGGAGAACTCGAGGCCGCCCGTGTCCAGGACGATGCGATTGTTGGTCAGGTCCATGATCATCGGGAGGATTTCCCCGGTGTCGCCGGTCATGCCCTCTTTTATCTGGGCAATCATGTAATCGCGGATCAGCTCCTGCTCGGCAGCTGTCAGGACCGCGCCGGCTGCGAACGCACCAGGAACGCCGGAAAATGTCTGCTGGGCCATGTGATGCCTCCTACGGGGCCATCTTGTTCGTGTTCAGGATGCCGTCGATAGTGCTGTCCAGGATGAAGTATTGCTGATCGCCGGATCCAGAACAGTTGAGCCGCATTTCCCAATTCATCGGGGTGATGTCATGGGTGACGCCTTCGATGCGGACGATGCGTTGTTGCGCGGTGCCGGCCCCAACCGGCGTGAACGACACCTGGATGCCGTCCCAAATCCCAAGCTTGGCGACGGCTTCGGCCTGCGCCTCGGTCATGGAACGTGGCATACACGTGAGCTGTGACACGCGTAGTGCCGGCGTCGAATACAGCAGCACGAAATTCGTTGCCGCTGATAGGACGTCTGCGTCGTTCAGGTTCAACAGGTTGCGGCGCACGATGGTCCGGATGCCGTACAGGGTCTGGTTTGCCGTGTCGTTGAAGATTTGGTCGGTGCCGGTCGACCCGGCGTAAACGCCGCGGTTGAACAGGATCTCAGACCCGTACGTCGTTTTGAGGCCGGTCATGGGCGGCTGTGTCGAGTTGCCACCCGACCCGGTGAACGTCAAACCGGTCGGCGTCGACTGTGCGTACCGTTTTTTGTACGTCAGGACGTTGCCGCGTTTCGTCGACGCGGCCGCTGCGCCGCCTGGGATGCCGTGCCGGCAGTAGATGGCGCCGTCCTCGGATTGGGCGAGCCGAGCGGTGTACGTCGCCGTCTGGAGGCCGGCGACCGTTTCGGCGGCCATCGTGATCGTCGAGGTGTCGATGTCGCGGTCGACGGGGTTGGATTCGTCCGGGTAGTTGACCTGGGCGTTGTCGAGAATGGCGGTGAACCTGGCCGAACCGACCTGTTGGACGAAATCGACGTCGTTTAGTTCGGTTTTCGCCAGGGTCGACAGCCCATCAGAACATTTGAGGGTTACTGTCGAATCGGTCGCATCGGGGAACACGACGTCGATGTCGTCGATTTTGCCGCGAAATAGGGTTGTCGGCTCGCTCGCAGAGTTGAGGAACACGTTGACGCGCATTTCGGCGCCGATCCACTGGGAGTCGCCGTATGTGCCTCCCCCGAGGGGCGAGTAGGCGTTGCTTTGGTTGTTGAGGCTGATCGTGCATGTGCCAGCTGTGAAAACGTCCTGCACGCGGGACCGGCCGACCTTGATTTTGGTAGCGCGCACATCTGCTGTGAGGGCGCGAAACGACCCGTCGAGGTACACATGGACGACAAACGTCGGCGAAGCCATCGGCTACTGCGAGATGAACTGGGGGCCTAGCGGCCCGTTTATGTCGATGTATTGGCCCAGAGCGTCGACAAGCTCCTGGCCCGACACCGCCGTCGACTGAATCGTGATCTGTGTGTTGGGCGGCCCGCCTGCGGCCATCGCCTTGAGGAAGTTCTCCCAGTCTTTGCTCGGGCCTACAACCTCGTCGAAAAACTTCTGATCTGCTGCCGCAGCCGCGGCCGCGGTTTCCGCATCGGTCGGTGCGGGAATCATCGGGCCGGGGACCGTCGGCCCCGCTGGTGGAAGCGGCAGCGCGGGGATGGTCGGTGCGGGAATCATCGGGCCGGGGACCGTCGGCCCCGCTGGTGGAAGCGGCAGCGCGGGGATGGTCGGTGCGGGGAATCGCTCGCCGGGGTCCATAGGAAACCCCGACGGCCCGTCATCGTCGCCAAATGGCGGGAAGCCGGGGCCGGGGGCCATCGCGCCCGCCGCGGCCAACGCGGCCGCCGCGCCGTAGGTGGTGCCGTCAGCGGTGCCGGATGCCTGAGGGTCCCAGTCGCCGCGATACCAGTCCGGGTTATCGCGTCCGAACTGTGTAATGGCGGCGGCAAACCCCCGGGTGAGCGCGGTGGCCATCTCCTCGCCGGAACCGACGGCGAGTTCCCGGAGCTTCTCCAACCCTAAACCGAGCGCGGCAGTAAGCGGGTTTGTCAGCCACGGCGCGATATCCAAAAAGATGAGGGCCGCAGTTTTGCTAAACTCGGAGGTCAGCGCCTCGGCTGACAGTTTCCCCATAGCCGCCCACGACGGATCCTCGAAGAATTCTTCAATCGACGGCATGACTTCATCGACGAGATGGGTAACCAGGGCGGTGAACGCCGGCAGGAGCGCCGTACCGATCTGGATTTGTATTTCTTCCCACTGGCCGGCGAGGAGCTTCGATACGTTCGTCGCCGAATCCGCTGTGCGGGAGAAATCGCCCATAGCGACCGCGCCCTTTTCGAGTATGAGGGCGTAGGCGGCCTGCGATTTGATCGCCGGGGTTAGCGCATCCTTCGTATTCTTGACGAGGCCCATTTCAAGGGCTTTTGCTTTGATCGTGGCGGCGTCGAGGAGGATGCCGAGTTTGCGCAGCGGTTCGGCTTCACCAATCAGGCCGGCACGAAGCGCCGTCAGGGCCGTTTCAACCGAAACGTCGTGCAGGGACGACAGATCACCAGCCAGGCCGGTCAGGGTCGTCGCCATCGACGCGGACGCTTCCTGCGACATCCCCATCGCGTCACCGAGGCTGGCGAACACGCCCGTGGCCTGGAGCGCGGCTAGGTTTGTGACACCGAACGACTCCAGCGACGTATTAGCGAACGCTTCGACCGCTTTCGACGATTCGCCGAGGAGCAGCTGGTTTTTGCTCAGCGCCTCCTCCATCGCGGCGGCCTTGTCGATCATCGGCTTGAGCGCCATCGCCGCACCGACCGCGGTACCAGCGAGGGCGCCGAACCCGATGCCGGCCATGCGCGTGGCCTTCATCAGCTTGTCGGACATCAGCGACGAGCCTTTGGAAACCCGCTTGAACGACTTTTGCAGGTTCTTGTCGCGGCCGACGAAGTTGACGGTGAGGGTCCGGGTTGGGGATGCCATTACCTCGCCACCTTTCTGAGTACCTTTTCGATGTTGTCGGTGTATTCCTTTTTGATGAACCCGTGGAGCTTGTGGATCGTCGGGAACAGGACGTAACCGCCGCGACGCCGGATCGGGAACTGGTGCGTCGTCTTGCTGAAACGGCCGCCGAACTCGGCGCCCATGACGAACTCGCCGGAGGCGGGTCGGTTCTTGCGCCTCGACACGGCCGCTTTTCGGGCGCCGCCGATCTTGACTTTCGGAACGGTGCCCTGTACTGCGCGCAGCGACGGGACGATGGTTTCGTACTGCTGCGCCGACCAGATGACCCTGGCCTTCTGCTTCATTTCGACGACGACTTTGTCGGCGATGGCTTTGTTGCCCTGCTTTATTGCCTTTTTCGTTTCAGCCGGCGCGAACCGCAGCTCGCGCAGGAACTCGTCCAGGCCGAACATCTCGATCCCGACCATCGTCCGGTTCCCAGAGGTCCGCGTAGCCATTAGCGCCGCTGCCTCGCTTTCTCCGCTTCGTCAGCCTGATACTCCAACACCCGATAGACGGCGTTCAGCACCTCCGGTGGGCACTCGATGAGCTGCATCGGGCCGATCCCTGTCCGAACCGCCAAAGCGGCCACCTGAACGGTCAGGGCGTCCCATCCAAAGGGCTTTCGTCATCCTCGTCGCCGACCGCCTCTATGTCCTCCAGCTGGTCGAGCCACGCGTCGAACGGCTTGACGGCCGGCCCGTTGCCGGACTGGGCTTCCTGCCAGGCGGCCCGGTGGGCCAGCCACGCGAGGTGTTCGACCCGGATTTCGGCCATCGCTGCGCCGATCCCGAGGCCCCAGTGTCGCTCAAAGGCGACTATGGCGGCCGGTCCGGCGACCAGGGTTCGCTCGGCGCCGTCGTGGACGACGCGAAGCGTGATCTTCATGCTGTTTTTCATGTTGCCCCTCTGTTTGGGTTAGGACGTTGCGCGGGTGA